GTCACGATTAGTAGTTCTCCTTTCGCTCAAGGTATGCTTTTGCTCTCTGCCCGTCCTCTAGGCAGAACCGCTGCAACTGAGTATGAAGCTACTGGTGATCCTTGTATCGTCCTTGATTCATCTTCTGGCACTAGTGGCGTTATTAAGATTCCTACCGTTCTCCCTCAAGGTTGGTCCTTCGTTGAGTTTTACTCCGCAAATAATACCGTTTTTGATTGGTGCCAAATCACCATCACTGTTCTTTCAGCCTTGGTTGACAATGGTGCAGCCGGTGCTCAAGTCAACGTTTTCTCTTGGTTAGAAGACGTTGAACTTAGGAACCCTACTGTTACATTGTTTGCTACTTCTCCTCAAGGCAAGAAGGAGAAGAAAGAAAAAGGTGATTTCGCTATTCTTGACAGCGACGCTAGTCGTTTTCTTAGGAAAGTTGGAACCGGCGTTAGGACATTTGGTGGCGTAGTGGTTGAAACTAGTGCCGTCCTTGGCATTATCGCTAAGTTAGCTATTGCGTCAGGTCTCTCTACTCCTGCTCACTCCTCTTCCATTTCTTTCGTCCACGACGTTGCAAATCCTGGCTCCCATTTCATGATTGGCGACACCCCTTCTATTTCCCTGTCTACTGTCGCTACTCAACGAGTTGTTTTGCCACCCGATGCCTTTGGAATTAGCGCAGATGAAATGAGCATTGCACATTTTGTGAGTCGGAAGGGTCTAATGCGCCGCATTACTTGGGCCGCTACTTCCCTTTCCGGTTCTGTTATTGCTGATTGGTACGTCACCCCTTGTAACGGTCATGCAGTTTCTACATCCTTTTACCATTCACCCTTGTCCTTTGCTGCTTCTAATTTTCAACTATGGCGCGGCGCTTTGCGTTATGAGTTTTTGATTTCAAAGACGAAGTTTCAAAGTGGACAACTTGAAATTCTGTGGCAACTTGGAACCGCTGAGGCCGCCATTTCTTCTGATAATGAAACTGCAAGTTGTTATCGCGTCATTTGGGATATTCAAGAAAATTGCGCTTTGCGCGTTGACGTTCCTTATTGTTCAATGCTCCCTTTTTGCCAGATCATTGTCGCAGATGATTTGACTCCGATTGTTCCTCCGAATTACACTCTTAATCACACCAACGGAGCTATTATTGTTCGCGTTCTCAACCCCTTAGTTGCTGCTGACGGTACTGTTTCTAGCACTGTTGATGTTTTGGTTTTTGTATCTGGAGGGCCTGACATTGAATTTGCTGTTCCCCTCCGTCAAAAGGCTTTTGCCGCCGGTTTTTCCGCTATTCCTATGCCGAAGTTGGAAGGTAAGAGCGCTGAGTTTGAATTTGAACCTCAAGGTGGTGAAATTTTTGGATCTTCTTCTGAAGATGCCAAAGATCCGCCTGTTCGTTTCTCTAACTCAACTCCTATATCCAACGCTGGCGCTATTGCTTGCGTTGGCGAATCCCTTCCGAGCCTTCGCCTCCTCTTGCGTAGGATGGTTCCTGTTGGAAGGTCTCCCAATCTCGCTATCAACACATATTATGTTGATCATCCTTACATGTATACCAACCATCCTACGGTTAATTATCTTTCGCATGCTTTTGCGTTCTTTACTGGAGGGGTTCGTTACCGGTTCCAGGCAATCCCTGATCCCTCTTCAACTATCATTAATGCGACAATCTCTACTACTTATGGCTATGTTGGTTTAGTTCCAATTTCTACTTACACTGAACCCCCTACCTATTCTTTTATTGATACCGCTCCTCTTGATGGTACAGTTGACATTCCTTATCAAAATGTCGTTCCCTTCCTCCCTGTCGGCGCACTATCCCCAGTCACCGCCACCTACGCCCCTCCTGTCAAAGGTTATGTCTTTATTCAGCAAACCGTTGCTAAAGGTATATATATAAATGATTTCGTTGGCACTGCTGACGATTTCTCCTTTGGTTGGCAGACGGGCCTTCCCGCGTGTAGTTACGTAGCTTTCCCTTATCC